AGATTGTCCCGTGATATTTGTCGATCAAAACAGCACTTATGACAAAGAAGGCAAGCAAATATGCCGACCATTTATTACTGACGCTGTAGACGCTCAAAGGTTCTTGAACTACCTAGGCACCCAGATTGCATATTTACTCAAGATTAGTAGATACGACCAATTCATTGGATCTAAAGAGAACGCAAGAAGCCCACAAACACAGAAAATCTGGACAAATCCAGCAGCGGTTCAAGGCTTATTAATGTATGACGAATCGCCTAGTGGTGCTAAACCTGAGCAGCTAAGACCGCCTGAATTGCCTGTAAGCCTGATTCAGCAATATCAAAGAGCAGTCGAAGACATGTATACATCAACTGGTATGTACCCGTCACGGCTAGGGCAAGAGGGCAATGAAATATCGGGCGCGGCAATTGATGCAAGAACTCGTCAAGGTTCATATCCCACCTATGTAGCGTTTAACTCCATTAATAGAGCTATAACAGCAGGTGGAACAGTTGTAAATCAAATGATTCCACGGGTTTATGACACACAGCGCGTGATGTCTCTTATGATGCCGGATGAAGGTAGACAAAATATAACCGTGAATGAACAACAGGATGAATATGGAGAAGTCATTAAGAATGATTTACGTAAGGGATCGTTCGAGGTTCGCTTACAAGCTGGCCCAAGTTACGAAGGGCAAAAAGCAGAGGCTCTCCAGTCGCTCAATCTCGCGCTACAAGGCAATCCACAAATCTTTAACCTCATTGCAGATTTATACGCTGAAAACTTGCCACTTTCTAACACTCTTGAAATTAGAAACAGATTTAAGACATTGGTTCCTCCGGAGATTATTGAGGCTGGAAAATCAGGAAAGATGCCGCAACAGGCGCAACAACCTAATGCTCAAGATCAAGCGGCGATGGCTGAAGCCCAATATAAGATGCAAAAGATTGAACTTGAAAAACAAAAGCTTCAAATGGATATGCAAGAGAGCCAATCAAAAGCTGAACTAGAGCGTCAACAAATGGAGCTCGCCTACCTAGAGGCCGCTCAAGAACTTGAGACAGCAAAACTAAGATACATGGCTGAAACTCAGCGCACTCACAGTGATAACGCAATTAGTCACGCAGATAATATTACCAAAATGATGATTGAACATTTGAAGGCCAAAAAGGAAAAGAGCAATGGAAATACCCAGCAACGTAGATGATCTTTTAATCGAATCAATGTCAGGGCAAAAATTAGATCCTTTGCCTGAAAAGCCACTTGAAGTTCCACGTGAAACAGTAGAACAGCAGCAAGATTCAGCAGGTTTGCCTAAAGTCGAATACCCTGAAGCCAAAGCCGAAGCGCCAAAGCCTAAAGTAGAGCCTGAAAAGCCTAAAGTAGAGCCTGAAAAGCCTAAAGTAGAGCCTGAAAAGCCTAAAGTTGAAACTAATGAATATGGCGATAAGGCAGAATCTGCGGAAAAAGAAGAACCCGAAAACGAATACGGCTTAGAAGTTGAAACACCCAAAACTTATACCAAAGCTGAGATGGATGCTTACGCCAACCAGATAGTAAGAGAGCGCTTAGCACGCCTTGAGCGCAATAGTGGACAGCAAGCAACGCCTCAACAGGTCCAACAGCACCAACAGGCTACACAGCAAGGTTTCCAATACGATGAAAATAGTAATTTAGACTGGCAGCAACAGCTCGAGCAGTTTATGTACCAAGCTATTGATAGGCGCGAACAGCAAAAAGCTGTCCAGTTGCAACAAGCGATTGAACAAGAGCGCTTAGCAAGCTTTGAGGCCAAATTTAAGAATGGTATGGATAAGTTCAAGGATTATCACAATGTGGTATCTGGCAAGAATGTAACAAATGAAATGTTGTTAGCAGCAAGTGAGATTGCAGATCCAGCAGCATTATTCTATGCAGCCGCAAAACGTATGCCTGAAGAACTAGAAAGAATAGCTAAAATCCCTAATCCATACGCACAGGCAGCAGCAATAGGAAAGTTGGATGAAAAGCTAAGAGTTCAACCTAAAAAGACAAGCGCGGCACCAAAACCTGTAAGCCAGACTAAAGCTGATACGACAGTGCCAGTGTTTAAGCCTAAGCAGGTATCTGATAATGAGCTGGATAATATGCTGCTTGCAGACAATGCCAAGCGTTTAACGCTGCTGAATTCACGTAGACGCTGAGATTTAGTTGGCGTAATATTAAGGGTAGCGAGTATCACAAAGTCTTGGTTTACCGCTGCCCAAGCATGTACTTAAGCTGCGTAATTGTGTCTACCAGCGGACAAATGGGAATAAGTTCTCCGGAATTTCCGGATAACTCGTAATTATTTGTTCAAAAAGGTAGGCTCATCATGGCTCTGAATAGCTTTCAAGTCACACAATATGTCTTAAATGACGTGTTTATTCGTTTCTGGAACTCTTTGTCATTCGTAAGAACCGCTAACCGCAACCTCGAAGGCGACTTTAAGAACTTAAAATACGCTACAGGTCAGACCGTTAACTATCGAAAAGAAGAAAGATATCTAGGTGGTGAAGGCGCGACAGCAGTTGAAGAAGCTCGCGTTCAAATCATTGCTCCTTTAACCATTGAGAAGCAGTTCCATGTAATGCTTGGTTACAATACCAACGAACTGACTTTTGATCGCGCTCGCGACGAACCCTATCTTGAAATGTCTAACGCACCACGTGCTAAAACACTTGGTCAAAAAGTTGAGCGTTTTATTGGTATGACCAAGTTGCAAAAACAAACTTATGCGGCTGTGGGAACTCCAAATGTTGCGTTAGATCAAAACACCGTCTTTCTTGCTGATGCTTACATGACAGAATTAGCAATCCCCGAAGATGGTAAGCGTTATGCTGCTATTTCCCCTCGTACTGCTGCAAGCTTGAATAACTCATTATTCAATGCGTTTAACATTACTGTTAATACGGGCGCACTAATTGACGGGTTTATTGGCCATTTAGCAGGTTTTGACTTCTTCAAAACTAACTTCTTGACTAGACAAATTGCAGGTACAGGACAAGCAGGCGCAGGCGCTCCAGCGGGTTATCAATTGGCAGGAACTATCACCAACGGTCCTATTACCTCAGGTAATACTTTCGTTGTAACGGGTCTTGTAATTAACCAAGCAACGCCATTTAATCCAGGCGATATTATCACTGTTGCACCTGCTGCAAACGTGTTTATGGTTAATCCTTTAACCTACGATCCCTTAGTACAAACAGCGCAATTTGTTGTTGTTTCCAGTACTGCTTCAGATGGTGCAGGTAATGCAACTGTGACTGTAGCGCCTAGTATTATCAGCGATCCAACCAGTGCATTGCGCAATATCTCAGCGCCAATTCCTAACGGTGCGCAATTGTACATGGCTCAATCGCATAACGTTTCAGTGTTCTATCATACACAAGCAATTGTGTTTGCAGCTCCCCCAATTAAAGAATTGAAGGGTGGTGTTGAAGCGGTAACGAGTTATTCAGACCTCTATAAGTTGGCGTTAACTGCGACTCTAGGTGCTGATATTCGTAACTATCAACAACTAGATCGCGTGGACGTTCTTTCAGGTTGTACTATCAACGCTGAATTTGCTGTTCGTGTAATGACCTAATATGTGACGTTTCGCCTATGTCGGTTCAGTTGGGCTGGCATAGGTGCTTTTTAAGGAGCAAGTATGACTGGAGAGCACGTCATTTATCTTGGTCGCACTATCCCGAAAGCCGGATTCAGGGCTTTCATCTATTCTTTTGATAATGCACAAAAACTCGTTGAATCATGGGATGAATACGAAAAGAATATAGCTACAGGAATTTGGTTTTCCACAAAAGCTGCCGTACCTGCTAAAAAGCCATATGAAAAGGCGCGTAAATAATGACGACTATCAAGCAATTCATGGATGATAGTTACAGGCTGATAAATCCAGGCAATCCAACAACACCATTGCACGGTAATGATTTTTCCTTTGGATTGCGCCGCTTAAATAGTTTGCTTACGTCTTATGCGTGTGACGGTTTGATGATGACTATATCGTCAGTACAAACTATTAACTTAGCGGTGAATCAGCAAACAGTTACCGTCGGGCCTCCTAGCTTTATTCCTACGCCAAACATTCCTATTGGTAGAATGGCTAATTGGGAAAGTGCATGGCTACAATTGCAGGGTGTTGATTATCCATTGGTGTTTCAGACTAGAGATCAATGGGATTCATCATTCAAGTATGAGCCATTAAACGGTTTGCCAAGATTTATTATTCCTTTTCCTGATGTGCAAATTGTGACATTTAGAATTTATCCTGCACCTAGTCAAGTATTTCAATTTAATATAAGAGGTAAATTTCAGTTACCTGCTTATGTTTCAACTGATGATACTATTTTAACTTTGGCTGGCTATTATGAGCGTTATTTCTTGCTTGCTGTAGCTAAAGACTTAGCAATGTTTAAAGGTAGAGCTGCTGCTTGGACTCCAATGCTTGAGCAAGCGTTAATTGATGCTAAGAAAGAAATTCAGGCTAACTCTGAAGTTGATTTGTCCATTGTAGGCGATCAAGAAAGTTTGTTGAATGGATCGTGGAGGGTACGCGCTGGTGTCTAAACGTGGAGCACTACCTAAACCATATCAAGGAGGGATGCCTACCGAGCCTCTCGATATCTTTGCTTATTACAATAGACAAAGATTTACCCAATTTGGCTCACTTGATTGTGCCAATTGGTATGGCGTAGCAGCTCAAGACACCAAGAATGTTCAGGCTTTATATCCATGTATGGGTAGAAAGCACATCACAATGGGTGGTCAAAATATGCTGGTCTTCACTGAAGAGCCAAGTCAGCTATTTAAAACCATCAATTTTGCTTATTTTATCGTGGGTACGCAGGTTATACAGGTAGACAGATTTTATAATCAAATTGTTATCGGTAATGTACCATTTGCTAGTGTTAATTGGTTCTCATTTTTACCTGTAGGCAATCAAGTTTATGCGGTTTTAACGGCTTTTGTAGGAATGGGATCGGCACAGAATGCTATGTATCTCATTACTGAGACACCTGGCAGCCCTTCTACAGTTACAATGACAAAGATCAATGATAATAATGCGCCAATTAACCCGCTTTATGTGGCTACATTTGGCAATAGCATTGTTGTCAGTAGCGCAAATTCACCTGATTATGGCGTTTCAGCTATCAATCTACAGGGTACTGCGTTGAATGGTACGGTTCTTGGTACTGCGTCGCCATTTACTGTATTGGGAGCGCCTTTAGCTAACAGAGCAAGCGGTGTCATTGGTCAAATGTGTACTTTGCATAATCAACTGTACATATTTAATGATTTTACGACTGATATTTGGTCAAACATCGCTACACAGTCTACAGTTGGCGGCGTAACAAGAGATTTTCCATTTAAATTGAATTCTTCTTATAACTGGGATTATGGAATAGCCGATCCATTCAGCTTAGACGTAGATTTTGGACGTGTTGCATGGCTTGCTAGAAATACTAGCGGCCTTGTTACATTTATGACGTCTAATGGTCAACAACCTCAAGACATGTCTACACAAGCTATCAATGTGTTGTTGCAAAATTCCACAGGAAACGCCGATATAAATCCCTTCTTGCAGACACCTGTAGATGGTTTCTTGTATCAATACGAAAACACTGTATTTTACAGGGTTTCTGCTGGTCCATATAATAATACACAAGAAGTTGTTGTTGCTGAAAATGCAACGGCATTAGAATTTAATTTTGATACGCAACGTTGGGGGCGTGTAATTGAATTAAATGGCGAGAGAAATCGCATTAACAAGCATGTGTTTTTTAATAATCAGCATTTAGTAACTGTGCTTGGCGATTCTGCTGTATATGAAATGGCGGGGAATATTTATAGGAATGAAACAAGAACACCAAACACTTTGCCCCAGGATGCAAACGCATTTACAAAATATCCAATGCGCTATGAACTTACTACTGCACAAATATTCGAACCTGACTATTCAGAGTTTATTACTGATTATATAGAAATTGACTTTGTATTTGGTGATAGAGATTTTTATAAGTTTGACGGTCCTTTCGCTAATACAGTATTCATTATCACTGAAGATCAAGCGCCTGATGGTTCGCCTATTTTCCAAATAGCAGAAGATGCAGCACCAGATGGTACACCTGTATTCTTAATCACCGAAGATGGAAATACACCAGGTTTTGATGATGAATTTTATTTCTCATTATTTAAACCAAACATTAGCTTGTATGCCTCTGATGATGGTGGCGTTACCTTTGATTATTATGATTTAAGAGAATTCTCACAACTTGGTCAATACCGTTGGCGTATGCGTTGGCAAGAAATGGGAACATCTAGAAACCGTTGCTATAGGCTCGTATGTGTTAGTTCAGCTCCGATTGTTATCTTAGGCGCTGTACAGTCCAGAAGGCGTGCATCGGGCGGAGCAAACTAATGACAAATTTATTTTTAGATAAATTAGATGCAGCGCCTTTAGATAATGATGATTTTTCCTATCCTTTTAATGCTTGGTGCGCGAATAATATTGATTCGACCAATGAGATTATTAATGATATTCAGAATCAATTTAATGGCATTGGTGTGCCCTATGGTCCAACTCGGCTAACCCAGGCGCAAATATTGAATTTAGATGGCCTTGGTAAGCTTTCTGATGGTGTATTTATATATTGCACCGATCATGGTGGCAATCCATGCTATGTAGGAAGAATTAATGGCGCTTTAGTTCAATTTCAAACTATAGCTTTCCCGTAAGGAATAGAAATGGATCCAATTACAATGTCTCTTTTGGCTTCTGCTGGTTCAGGCTTGATTACCAAGCTTATGAATCCAGGTGGTGGCTATAAAGCTGGTCAAAAGAAGCTAGATCAAGGTTACAACGCAGCCCAAGGCTATATGCAGCCTTATCAAGAGAATGGTCAAGAAGCTTACGGCAATCTCTCTGGCGCAATGAATGATCTTTTAAATCCCTCAAGCCTGATGGATCGCTGGATGAATGATTACCAGCAAAGCGAACAGTCTAAAATCGCCCAAGCTCGTGCAATGGAACAAGGCAATCGCGCAGCAAGCTCTACAGGCGTCCTAGGCTCTACGCCTCATTTGCAAGCTATGCAAGCAGGTGCTAACGAAATAGGCGCACAAGATGAACAGCGTTACATTGACAGAATGATTCAGCAATACTTACAAGGCGCAGGATTAGCTCAAAATATTTATGGCGTAGGAGCCAATACAGCAGGAAATATGGGTCAAAATGCGATGAATTATGCCAATCAATCGGCAGATTTAGCTTATGGTGCAAAAGCCGCTCCTGGACAGATGTTTGGCAATCTATTGGGAACGGCCGCTAATGTCGGCGGTGCTTACATGGGCGCAAATGCTATGAACAATATGGCTAATGCCTGGAAGACTGCGGGCGCTAATAATAGCGCAATGCCTGCCTATATGGGCGGCAACGGCTATAGCGCAGGAGGGTTTTAATGACTCGCATTCCATTACCCGCTAATGATATGTCTGGCCTTCAAAAAGGTGTCGAAAGTGGAACAAATCTATGGGCGCATCTTTTGGGGCAAGCGCCAAATGTTGCTTTAGCTCCTTATCAGGCAATGCTAGCTAGATCGAAAGCAAATGAAGCTCAACAATGGGCAAATATACTTGGATATGGTCAGCAACAGCAACCAGGAATGAATCAACCTGGACAAATGCCACAATTGCCAGGTCAAAGCATGGAAAATCCAAATAATGACCAACAGGTCACTATGCCTACAAAACCTGGCGAAAGAATGAACATAGGTACTGTTTATGGAAGGCAACAACAACAGCCGCAACAAGCACCAAGCTATCCAGGTGAAAAGATTTTAAAGCCTGGAAATCCTGCATTATATGGTGCTGATGCTTATGCTGGTTTTGGTCCTATTCCGCCTGTTCAACAATATACCGATCAAAATGGCAATAGGATTACACGTTATCCAAGTGGTAAAGAGACATCTATACCTCAAGAAGATTTAGAGCAAAAAGGCGCTAGAGAAACGGCTATTCAAGGAAAACAAGAACAGCAAAAGTCTCGAATAAAAGAAGCTGAGGACTTAGAAGTTATTATGCCCAAAGCCGAATATATGCTTGATAATGCTAAGCAGTTGCTACAATTAATGGAAGATCCAGATGTTGAAAAAATGGCTAAAAAATGGTGGAAATCTGGCTTTCCTGGACTTTCAAAAGAAACTCGTATGGAATTTAGAAAAATG